AATCAGCTGCGGCTAATGCGGTTTTTGAGAGTTCTTTAGCACCAATACCCGTAACATCGGCCATTTCTTTTAACATTAAGATACCTTGAGGGTTTATCTTAAATGATTTTGTTTTTTCGTCAAACTCGGTATATTGTTTTGTGGCTTTAATAATACTATCTTGTAATGCTCCAGGGTCATTAATTGACTCATTCATTAAAGCGAATGGGTCAGATAAATTACCAATTGAAATACCTAATCTTTGGAACCCAGCTGCAGCCTCAATCGCCGCTTCGGGACTCATTACTTTATCTGCAAAATTTGCGGTGTTTTGCATGTCAAACCTCAACATTGATGCTTGAGCTGCCATTTTAGTTAACCCTTGAACACCGTCAGTAAAGTTGAATTGGTTCATCATGTCCATGTGAGATGAAACATCTTGCATAACATCCTTAGCATTTAAACCAACACTTTGAATATATTCAATAGATTTTTCTAAATTTGGACCAATTTGAGATGTCTCAATACCAACTTGAGCAAAATTTTCAACTAAGGTTTTAGAATTAATATCTAATATTTGTGAAGCTGCGTATAATTTACTAACTTGTTCTTCTGTGGCAATAACATTTCTTCTTGAACCTTCAGCAATTTGATTCATTGTTACACCCACACTGGTGACATCTCCACCTAAACGAATAACACCAGCAGCCGCTTTAGCAACAGCGTCGGACATTTCGTCCATTCTAGTTCGACCTTGTAAAAACGCATTGTTAAGCTTATCAGCTTCCGAATACATATCACCAATAGCGTTTAATATTAAATCTGCTGGTTTTGATAAACTTTCGAGAGAATTCTTAATATCGTCTAACGAGCCTTGGTCATTACTATTAACATTTGCCATTATATTTTTTTGGTTTCTATATAAATAGAAGAAGGACTATTTTTTTAGTCCTTCTTATTGTCTTCAATCCATTTATCTAATAAATATTTTCTCACAAACAATGGCATTCTTTCAAAATCTTGATAAGAAATTTTCATTAGTGTGGTCAGATAGTAAAATTCGTCTATCTGAATTTTTCTATAATCAGAAGAAAGGGCGAAAAAAGTCAGCCCCAAACCCAACATTCACTGTTAGTTTTTCTCCTGACGGGGCTATAATTGATTTATTCATATCCAATCTTGGTTCGTTTTTATTCATAAAATTTCTTATGAATTTTGAGTCAGCTATCGGCATTGACTCAACAAATTTTGCAATCATTGCTTTGTCAGTTGAACCATCAACTTCAACAATTTCTTTTTGCATTCTCCAAGTAATTCTTGGAACAACCCTTCCTTGAGGGTATGATTCCGCCATTTTACCAATCTCCATAATTTCACCATAACTTAATGGTTTAATTTTAATAGTTGATTGAGATTTTGGTAACATAACAATAAATGAACCTTCTTCAGTTGGTTGTTGTCCGTTAATAATTGTTAGTTGGTCTAACAATACTGTTGTTTTGAATGGTAATTTAGTTACAGGGTCTGTAACATTTAATGTCATTTCAGGTCCAAATCCTGTATTTCTTAAAAAGATTAAAATTGCCTCAACATCACCTTCAAGTAATTCCTCAACTCTGATATCGGGTTCATATATTTTTGCCCTTAATAAAGTCATTGTCAAATCGTTTGCCCCACCCATCAGAATGTTTTCATCTGATGCGGTAAGATAACCAACCTTAATTGATTTCTTTTTGTTTTTATAAAAAATACCTTGTGATGGTAATTGTACCACATCGTGTGGTAGTGTGAAATTGTCTTGACCGTGGTCTCTTGATTGATTGTCCATATATAAAAATAACCGTAAAGTTTATTAGCTTTACGGTTAAATATAAGTGAGTGTAATTTTATGTAAAGTGAATTAGTAAACTAAAACACATCTATCCATTCTTAAAGAAGCTGTGATATCCGCTAACGCATCTTGACTATAAGATAACGCTCCGAAGTTTACATCAGTTAAGAATGTTCCATAAAGAATCCATTTCTCAACAACAACTCCTGTTGGGTCCAACATCTCAAGGTCGATGTCTTTTTTGTAACCCGCAGCATAACCCATACGACCTGTCACTGATTCAGCATGTAAACGAACCCACTCCATAAGAGCTTGAGCTGCTGAAGGTCCGATAGGGTCACGGAATTTAACACTGATAGGGTCCCAGTTAAATCTACCTGCCACGAATGTAGAGGTATTTAAAAATTGTATTTCAGTTGCACCAATCTTAATAGACGGTCTTGAAGCGCTTTCAACAAACCATTCGTTGATACCCAAACTTGACGGAAACCTTAAAATAAAACGGTTCTGTCGTTTTGGTTCGTAAGGTATCGGCATTTTCATTAATAAATCAGCCATGTTATTTTAATTTTTTTTTGTTTTTTTTGTTGTTTATATCCTATAAATATAGTCTTGTTAAAAAATTTTTCTCTTTACTTTTATTTTGTCGAGATTATAATCTACTTATATTCCTTTTTAATGCCTCCAGCAGTAGAATAAGTCTTAACTATATTATTTGGTTTATCTTTAAAATGTTTATTCATTACTTCTACATTCTTAATATCATCATCTGAAAATCCAATACTAGGTTGCTCTGGTACAAAGTTATTAGATATATCATCTTTAATAAAGGCTTTCTTATTTAACTTATTCGCCATTCTTTTAATATAAGATACAAATCCTTCCATCGCACGGACTTTTGCTTCTTCAGGATTGGCAGCACCTTCTTCATCACCAAAAGACACTGGATGATATTTGTTGAGATTTAAATATGATTTGATTAATTCATCGTCCGTCATATCGTCTTCATCAAAAAAAGACCTGTATTTTTTAAGGTTCTTAACTAGTTGGTCTTTATCAATACCATTAAATCCGTCAATAATATAATTGTAAACGGCTTGTTTTAAAGTCTTTGGGTTGTGACCTCTTGCAGTGATGATGGAAAATATTGACCCGTTATTAATTGCTTCTTTAAAATCATTAAAGGCTGGTCCAAGTTTTGCTCTCATTGCATCCACCAAAAAATCTTTGTCACCTGCGGTTCTAAAGTTTCTAAATGGGTCTTCTCCAAACCCAACAATGGTGTCACCATTATAATCAAAATCTTCTTTTCCAATTTTACCTCTGTATTCTGCAAAATCATCTGTACTCATACCAACTTCATCACCATCTTCAGTTTTTAACATTATCTTTGTTGGCATATGAACAATATTGTCATCCCAATCAAACGCATAATATTTCATATCTGGTGTACCTTCACCTTTAATACCCTCTCTAAGTTGTCTTTCCATACTTGGCAAATAAAGGGGGTATGATTAATACCCCCGTTAAGTTTATTAAATATTTTCAAACGAAGCTCCTGTTGGAGTAATGAAGAATTCGATGTCGATGAATTCTAATGCCTTCGTAGGTTTTAAGTAAATTTTACCTGTTAATGTGTTTCTGTCTAAGTCTTCAGGTGAAGATGATACAGTTACACGGAAATCGTATAAACCTCTATCTCTTCTAATTGAATCCAAAATAGGATTAACACTATCCAAGAATTGTTGTCTAACAATTTGGTCGTTTTGTTCAAACAATAATCTTACTGCCACCGCTGAAATCAACTTACGAGCTTGAAGTAATAATCTTCTTACGTTCAATCTGTTAAGTGCTGTGTCCGCAACTTGTAAAGTTTTGTTACCCCAAATTACAGTTCCAACATCAGAGAAAGTTGCAATAGGGTTGATTCTACCTTGATACAATGTATCTCTGTCAGTTTGTGTTAGTTTTTGTCTAGCTTTGATTGAGTTTACAAGACCTCTTGTGTAACCCGCAGATGCGAACCAAGGGAATGAAATGTTATCAGTTAACGCTAAGTTTCTACAAACCTCACCTGTTGGTGGTAAGTAAATTTGTGTATTGTTAACAGTATCTCTTGTTAAAATCCAAGGGTAGTAAGTTGCGGTATAGTTAGAGTCAATTCCTGTATTGTCCAAATTGTCAACCGCTTCTTGTGAGTAAATAATATCTAAAGAATTAGTTGAGTCTGGTGTATACATATTGTAGTCAGGAGTTGTAGCGATATAAACCGAGTCAGCTCTTGAGTATTGAATCATGTCAATTGCTTCTTCTACAAGATTTGAGTTGTTAACATAGTCGATACTCGCACTTGCGAATACATTAATGTTAGTTGCTTCAGGGTTTGCAAATGTTAAGATACCAAGTAAGTAAGCATAATAGTCAGTGTTTGCAAAATCTTGAGTATTGTTTTGAACAACAATTCTTTTGAACAATCCGTCACCTGTTGCGTTTGGATATTTTGAAGAAGGATAAGCTCCCGCTAAATAACCTGAAGAACCTAATTGGTATCTGTCTTGGTTAGTTCTCCACTCTCTATAAATGTCCCAACCGTCAAATCCGCCAGCAAAACATATAGTATATTTTCTTGCGTAGATAAAGTAGTATGGGTTTTCTTGTGTTTGTGGGTCTTCTCTAAATTGTGCTACCCCACATTCAAAAGCTGTTTGACCACTTGTCATCGATGTTTTAGCAATTGTAACCACAGTTGCCCCTGAATCCATGTGGAAACCTTTACTTAATACATTCCATTTTATTGAATCTGTTGCAATTTCCCAACCTGATTGAGGATTTTGTTTTCCTTTATAAGTTAAAAATGATTCGTCAATACCATATTGTGTTGAAAATCCTAAGTAGGTTCTTCTAACAATATCACCTGGTGACTCAACAGCATTTGTTCCACCAGCCGCAGTACCAAATGGTGGGTTAGAAATAACTTCACCTGGATAATCATATTTTGTTTTAAATTTAGGATATGGTGATGGGTAAATTGCTGCATCCTCATATTCTCTTTGGGTATAACCGTAGAAACCACAAGGTAAAGAATCGATTGGATATTCATTAGCCATTTCAACCATAACATATTTTGAAATCAACGCAAATTCACCATTAGACGAACCTATTTTTTTAGCGACAAAGTTATTTGTTGCAGGGTCCATATTACAATTTGTGAATTTTTCAATTACAACTGGATTAGCATCCGTATCATAGAAATTTCTAATCAATACATCAAATGACATATTGTTGTATGATAAGTTAGCGATTGAAACTTTAATTTCAGTGTTTGCAGAATCACCATCAGAAATTGATATGAACTTAAATAAGTTATAAACTTTATTACCTCTTAGTTCAGAAACCAAATAAGGAGTTTCAGGTGATTGATATTTTTCTAAATTCCAAGCAATTGACTGACTTGATTGACTTCTTGCATCTGGTAGTGCAATTAAGTCACAATTTAATCCACGAATATAACCCTGATTGTATGCGTAATTTAAACTTCCTTGATAAATTTCCTCAACATAAATTGGAACTTGGAATCTTGATTTACCAAAGTTATCAACCCCTAACACCTTAGTGATGTATTTTGCTGAAGACGCCAATAACGAAGTCTCAAATGAGAATGTATTATTATCTTTAGTAACACCTGATAACAAGAAACTTGCGAAAGGTGATTGTGTAACACCTGAATATTGTCCTGTACAAACTAATTGTAAATTGTTTGGTACCCAAGCGTTATTATTATTGTAATCAATACCTACTTGATAAACAGGTCCGTGTTCAACACTTGATGTATTATTAACATACTCTGTAAGACCTCTTGAACGAAGAGTACCAACAACCATGTTATTGAAATCTGTATAAGCCGTACCTGTAAAAGTCATTGACTCACCTGTAATTGTACCTGTGAAAACACCAGTTCCACCTGATACTAAATTAGTAACCACGTAGTAGAATGCGTATCCCGTATAATTATTTCCTGATGAAATATCAAAGTTAGCGTAAAGCCACGGGTCATTTTGAGATGCTGTTAAATCATTATCATCAAAACTATTAACACAATTATACGGGTCTTTAACCACTGGATATGTAGAGGTTAAACCTGTATAGTCAGAATTTGGAATTGCCCCATATATTACGGATGTTGTTGCCGAAAGAGATGGTGTGTCAATAATGTTTCCTAAGTATGTATTAAAGTCGGCTTGTATCGTAGATGTTGAACCGTCATTTAATCTATATTGTTTGTTTAAATTTGTTTGTACTTGTGTTGGTAATGCTCCACTTGTAAACGTAACCGTATTTCCTGATGAAGTACCAGTAAATGTTGCGGTAAAAGGTATTCCATTTGATGGATTACTTATAGTTGTTGGGTCAACATTAGCAATTAATGAAAGACTCCAAGATGGACCCGCATCATAACCTGACAAACCCAATACTCTAGTAACAAACAATTGGTTTGATTGTTGCAAGTATGATTTAGCAATATATGCCGCCTCATATTTTGGGATTTGAGTGTTATAAAACTTAACGGGTTCAGTTCCACCAAAGTAGGCTTGGAACTCATCGTAGTTTGTTATGAATACTGGTTCGAATGCTGGGCCTTTTATAGTTTCCCCAACAAGACCTAAAGTCGTTACCCCTACACTTTGGGCTACGAATGATAAGTCGGTTTCAGATGTGTATACGCCTGGTGATACGAATACTTTTTGATTTGCTTGTGCTGTTGCCATTATTAAATTATTCTGTTACAGATTTATTTTATTGATAAATATTAGAGTTTTGATGAAAAAACTTTACTTTTAGATAAGTATTTATAATAGGTATGAATAAATTCTGCCTTTTTTCTGCCCATGAAAACCAAGAAAGAAATAAAGAACATCAAAATATCCCCTGAATCACACGATATACTGAAAAAGTACTGTGAGAAACGTGGAATTAAGATTTATAAATTTTTGGAGAATTTAATCATCGAAAAGTGTAAAGAGAAGAAAGATATCTATGGAGAAAATTAAACTAATTTGTTTTCGTATATCACAAGTGATGATAAATTGCTTTCCGTTTTTGTAACTTCAACCCTCAAAACATCGTTTGTTGTGATTTCAATATTCTGAATATCACTACCATAATAATCACCATTAATATAAACATCGAACGTATCAACATTATCTGTTGAGACCAAATTCATATTGGCAGTAAAATCAATAACATCTGTTAAAATTGTGTTGCCCGAAACAAACAAGAAAGGCATTTCAAATTCATCAGGATTTTTTGGAAACTTATCAATTTTTCTTTTTCTTGATGAGGTTTCCATTTCAACTAATTGTGTGACTCTTTGAATTGCAGGTTTCACTTCAAATTCTTCTTCGTCAATCAAATAACCTAACATGGTAAAGTCATAACTTTGAACATAATACTTTCTCGATTCTAAAGTCATTTGAGATTCATCTGAAACATTGTTCATTATAATTGGAACGTATTGTCCTTTGATAAACGTATATGCTTGTCTTGATGCAAAAGTTTGCATTACAACTTTATTAAGTTGATTCAATTCCCTCATTCTATTACAAATGATTTTAATTTGGTAGTTAATATCAACAGGGACAGGTTGTGGAATTGTATAAATGTCCATACCTTGTTCGTTTCCATTCCATGTTGGAACTGAGGCATAATAAAATTGTTTTCTATTTGGAATTGTATATTGAAGTGATGGGTTTGTACCATATTTAACTTCAGGTGTTCTAACTACCGTAATAAATGGCGGGGAAGGGTTATTGTCTAAATCCACAAACAATGCGGTTTCAGTATATTGTGACCAGTTTTGTGATGTGATAATAATATCCAATAAAGGAACAATTTTTCCA